GAGCATATCCAATTGCTTGCGCCGTCTTACCAAGACCAGGCGCATCGGCGATAAGACATCGACCACCTGCTTTATCAATAAACTTCACCCCAATAGTTTGATAATTATATAAGGGTAATTTTAGTCCGGGTATTTTAAACTCCGTATCATCTTCTTGTTTTCGTATTTCATCTAAATCGTGACGACGAGTTTTTAACTCCTCCAATTTTTGTAATATATCGGATTTACATTTTGCGTCAGGAAACACCGTGAAAAACTTGGGTAAGTGTACAATTGGAAACTCCCAATGTTTTTCGTCATTGTTCCATTTTCTACCATCAATTTCATATTTAAATCGTGCCAGTAAAGTTTTGTTATAGGGCATGATAACAGCCGCCGTCTTTTTATCAACTAAAATGACTTCGACTGTATTAGAATTAGTTTCTGGTAAATTTTTATAGGACAAATTAGGTGCGTTGGTTCGTGGTAAATCTAGGTCACCAATATCCTCACCCAATAGTGTTTTTGCCGCAGCAATTCGCCACACCTCTGGTAGTCCTTCTTGCCCAGACATCCACTCCAGATATGAAGGAACACTCCTTGCCGCATGTGCCAAGGAGTGTCCTTTAAATCGTCCCCAAGTAAAAATTACATTTTCACTCGTCGGATGTAAGTTCATCTGGTTTTGTAGTTTGTATACGAACATATCGTAAATTATCCAAATCCAATCTCCATCCATCCGATGGTAACAAATTTAACATTTGCATTAATTCTAAATTTGAATCGGTAATATTTTTTAATGAATGTTCCATTCTTTCTTTATGCGATTCAATTAATAATTTCACTGCCAATGGTACTGGAATCGTTTCCATGTTATACCTTCCTTTTAAATAATTGTGCTATATCATCGTTGCGATGTACTACAGTGCCTGCGGGTTCCCATTCTGTATCCAACCCCGTTAAGACCATCATATTATCAATGGTTTTATATTTTACAGTCCAATCACACGTTAGATTAATAAGTAGTAGATCTGTTTTTTCATATAACTGTTTACGGAACGCATCTGCTTTTTCTTTCGATGTTTCCAACAAACGGCCTGGCATTAATAGTACTACACTATAATAATCTTCTTTCCATGTATTCAAATCAAATATATCACCCATTGTGAAATATCCCCAATGTATTATCGTTGCCGCGGACATACATCGTTGACGATCCATTTCCACACCATGTGGAATCAACTCCGTTTTATCACCAATCACGCGACCAAGTAACACACCATTACCACATCCCAAATCAAGTACATTTCCCGCAGGGATATACTTCATATCACCAATTGCATCGGTAATAACTTCATGGAAATGATCCATTGCTTCCTTAAATCGGAAACCATTTTCTTCCCACACCGACGTATCTTCCAATGACTTAAAAAATGATTTGGTCGTAGTAATCGGTTTAATTTTAATTTTCTTATCCGACCAAGGATACATTGTACCCGACATTCCATCTTCTGGATATCCATGGCTATGTTTTTGCACCGTGTATTTCCACGGTGTCATATCCGTTCGGGATGAAATTTTATTGATAGGAGTTTTAATTTCCGCAATTCCATGTAATGCTGACCATTCAACTTGCCATGACAGTAGTTCATAGATCCAATCTACTTGTTCAGTATATCCTAATTGACGACCCAACTCTGCCATTTTCACACCAATATCTTGTGTGTGAGTACAATTAAACGAACATGGTAAATGTGATACTAATCGTACACCCTGCCATCTCCACAAAATATTACATTCAGGTGGTGTGTCTTCCTTAATATGGATAATTTTATCGTCGTTTGCTAATTGTAATTTATCAGCTGCCATGACCCACGAAGTGTCTACAAATTTCTGATCCACCCAATACTTCGTGTAAAAATCTATACAACACGGTGGATACCCTAACAATGCACCAACTCTACGGTTATTCAAAGGAGTGGTATTCCATACATCATACCATTCCTTTGCCAATTCTTCCGACTTGGTAAAAACAACACGAAGTCGATAGGGTTTGCCTGGTTGATATGATTGTGATGTAGATGAATATGTAGTTGACATACCTTCCTTTGCCAACGGTACAATCATAACACCATATTGTTTATATTCTTCAACCAATGTACTTAGTTCATCCGAATTAATAATGTCTAATGTACTTGGTCGTATATCGTGAACAACAGACATTCGTTCAATATGTTTCCACGCCGAAGATATTGAAGATAATATGGGTTCGTATTTATTTTTATTTTCAATACTGGTCCACTGCACCCGTGTCCAGTCTGGTAATACTGTATTTAGTCTTTGCATAGCCTATTTGTTGAATATCAAATGTTGAGTTTACTTTTTTCTTCAGTAATTAGTTGTTGTAAAAATGATTTCCATTCTAAATTTGCTGAAGTTTCTGGTACGGTATTATTGTTATCTAGTGAACCAAACTGTGCTTCCCATGCACGACGATATTCTCCAGTTTCATCCACATGATCTGCGTGTTGATTACCGTATTCATCGGTAAACTTAAATTTTGGATGCTCCCCGCGTGATGGAATTTCTTGCACTGGTATTTCGTGTGGTGCTCGAAATTCTTCTGGTAGTTCTAACAACACTCCACTTTCCCACAAATCGTTTATTACTTTAAATCGTTGCGAATAGGCACCACTTGTATCTACGTGGTCGGCATGTAATCCAGTTTGCATATTATATATCCTCGTGTTGTTATAGTTCTAAACCAAATTTTTCAAAAAATTCTTGTCTGTATTTACCAGTTGCATCTGTATGGTCGGCGTGGGGAACTACATCTCCGAGTTTCATTCTATTTAACTGATTTGTTATGTATCGTTCTATATCAAATTTACCTTCCAAGTGTTTGGTAATTTGCGTGAGTCGTAATTCGACTCCTTTACTAAATCCATGTAGCATAACTTCTTCATATTTCTTTAAATTTGGATGGAGTGAAAAGGGTTGTTGACCTTTTTTCAACATCAATTTTTCATACATGCTAAATAATGTTTTCCAATTTAAACAAGTATCAGTTTTATTTCTCCAATCCATGTCGATTCCAGTACCAGGACAATGCCCCTTACACATAAGGAAAAATCTACAGCCTTGACATCCACCATGTTCTTCTGGCGTGTGGTATAACGCTAATTGTCGTTCGTATCCATCGTATTGTGCTTTGATCCAATTAATACCGTCTTTATTACCTCGACCACAATTCGATTGATTCCCTTGCGAATCAATTCCTTGCACGGCATGTGTAGTGTACGGATCACATGGGCGAAATGTACATGTTGCGGAATCATCATTAATCTTCATCATACCATCGATGTCACGGAACAAATCAAAAGTAAATCGTCCCTTTAATTCCGTTAATTCAAATTCCCACATGTCCAATAGAAATTCTACATTTTGTTCTGGTGTTAATGCCAGCGTTTCTCCCACTGCATTATGATCAATTTCCAATGGATGTAATCGTGCACCGTCAACTCCCCACGACCGTAGTTCGTGAATCCAATTTCTAAATCGTTCACGATATTTTGGTAAACCATTCTTTTTATGAATAGTAATAATCAAACCCATGGAAATTTTTTCATCCAATAGACGCTTAATAGCTGTCATGGATTTTTTGGTCAGTTCACGAGTTTTCTCTAATGAACCAGCCCATCTAGTGTCATTCATATCATCAGGACCATCAACCGATATACCTACATGTACTTTGTAGTTTTTAAACATTTCTATATGACGATCAGTAATTAGAGTTCCATTGGTCTGAATACCATTTGCCCCGTATTTTTCAAATCCCCATTTAAAAATAGTTTCTAAGTCATCGATATCAGTTAATAATGGTTCACCACCAAATAATATAAACGGTCCGCCTTCCTTTTCCAATCCGGCTAACATTTTTTCAACTGAATATGTCTTATGTCGAAAGTTTCCAGCATCACGCATGGGATGTTCATAACAATATGGACAACTTAAATTACATACTACTCCTACTGGTTCCAATTCAATTGTCATGTAAATAAAACCTCGTTTAATAAATCAAAATGTAATATACTCATTCAACACTAATTTGTCAAGCCCCAACTAACACAGGTTGATCACTATGTGGAGTGGTTGCATCACTATGACTTGCGGAGGTGGTACCGTCACTGTGTGGTGTGGTTGCATTGCTGTGACTTGCGGTGGTAGTTCCGTCACTATGTGGGGTGGTTACATTCGTGTGACTTCCCACGATATCACTATGACTTAGTGGTGTGGTGTCATTCGTGTGCGTTGCAGTTACATTGGAGTGGGTGACCGGCGTGGTCGCATCACCATGGGCTCCAGGGTTAACCGTGTTCGCGTGGCTTGCTGGCACATCAGTGTGAGGAAATGGTGTATTACCATGTGGCGTGGTGCCATCACTATGCGTGGGCGTGTCGGTGAAGTCACTATGACTTCCGCCGGCGCTGCTGTCACTGTGAGGTGCATAACTATCAGAATGACTTGCCGGTGTGGTGCCATCACTATGTGCAGTGGTTGCATTTGTGTGACTTGAAACGGTATTACCGTGGCTTGCTGCTGTTGTTGCATTCGTGTGACTTGCCACAATATCAGAATGACTTGCCGGGGTGGTTACATCGGTGTGACTTGATGCCACATCCGTATGGCCTCGACGTTTATTTGTCGTGGTGGAAATCCAATGCCAAAAGGTACTTTCCGACCACACTGATCCTGGTTTTGCACCACCCACAGCGCCCAAATCTGTACTCGCAATGTATCTGTCCGTTCCCGTAGCGTCAATATAATGAAAGTCATTTCCATCAACCCACACAGAACCAAGTTTTGCACCGGCGGGAGTACCTGCCGATGTACCAATATAGTAGTATTCTACATTGGTATTATCTATAAAATGAAATTCTGTTCCACTAACCCATATACTACCTGGTGCCTTTGCCATGTTTTACTCCAATATAATCAATTCACTTGTATACATATTTAGATTGTAGGGGGACAGTTAAAAGAACCACCACAACCTGTTGGTAATGTTGCACATACCAACCCGTAGATCGATGTGTTTGTGGGGGTTAAACTGATACAGGTAACTGTACCTGGTGGGCATCCCGCATCCACCCCACGTAGACCCAGTGAACCAGATGGTCCTTGCACACCACTACTTCCACTCACACCAGCAGATCCAGATGCAGGGGAATCTGCCGTTGGCCCCGTTGGTCCTACTGGTCCTGTTGCTCCTTGTGGTCCTGTTGGACCTGTTCCACCTGTGGTTTGTGGTCCAATTAGTCCTTGTGGTCCCGTTGGTCCTACAACATTCGTTAATCCTGTTGCTCCTGTAGGGCCATCGACACCAGCTACCAATCCCGTTGCTCCTTGTGGACCTGTTGGACCTGTTGGCCCCGAAACTCCTTGCACACCAGTACTTCCCGATACCAACGAGGCAATCCCCACCGGTCCAGTAACTCCTGTTAGTCCAATAACTCCTGTTGCACCAGTTGGTCCCGATGCACCAGTTGGACCTGTAGATCCTGTTGGCCCTGTTATTCCCGTAATACCTGTTATACCGATAATTCCCGTAGGACCAGTTGAACCTACTCCAGTTGGACCTGTTGCACCAGTTGGTCCTGTGGGTCCTGTAGACCCCGATGTTGCTACACCAAGTATTCCTTGTGGACCTGTTGGTCCAATACTACCAATTGGTCCTGTTGCTCCCGACGCAAATGATGCGGTTAGTACATTAGCATTAATTGCAATACTTGCGGTAAGCGCATACTTTGCGGCACGTGCTATACTTGCTGTCGTCGGTGTACCTAACGGAAAATATCGTGGCATAGTTATGTTGTACTATTAGAGTGTGAAGCTGCTACATCTGTATGTGGTGTTGTGCCATCCACGTGAACTGAATATCCATCACTATGCGGGGTCGCATTACTATGACTTGCACCGGTATCACTATGACTTGCTGGTGTGGTCGCATTACTATGACTGGCGGCTGAATCACTATGACTTGCTGGTGTGGTAGCATTACTATGACTCTCCGCGGCATCACTATGACTTGGTGGTGTACCGCCATCACTATGAGTTGCACCGATATCACTATGACTTGCTGGTGTGGTCGCATTACTATGACTCGCCGCGGCATCACTATGACTTAGTGGTGTACTTCCATCACTATGCGCTGTAGTTGCGTTGTTATGTGTTGCTGCTACATTGGAATGTGTTGAAGTACTATTTGTATGCGGGGTTACACTATCAGCGTGTGAGGGTGATGTATTTGTATGACTTGGCGCAATTGAATCATAAGTATCGGAATGGTTAGATGTTCCATCTTGATGCGATCCTGGAACATCTCCATGAAATTCATATGCATCACTATGTGATGTGGTCGCATTACTATGACTGGCGGCTGAATCACTATGACTTGCTGGTGTGGCGCCATCACTATGTGCCGTGGTTGCGTTAGCGTGACTTTCCGGGGTGTTACCATCACTATGTGGTGTGACTATATTGGCATGACTTCCGAATGAATATCCATCACTATGTGCTGTGGTTGCGTCGGCGTGACTTGCTGGTGTGGCGACATCACTATGTGGTGTGTTTATGTCGGAGTGACTTGCTCCCGATGTGTCATCACTATGCGGTGTGGTTGCGTTGTTATGTGCTATACTGTTTGTATGACCGGCGGCTGAATCGGAATGGCTTGGACTTATATCCGAATGCGCAGTAGTAGCATTGGTATGTACCGCGGCACAAACACCTGTTACATAATATACCGTTCTACCTTGTGCACCTTGTGCACCAATTGGTCCACCACTCCCCGTAACACCAGACGGACCAGTTATTCCAACCGTACCAAATGTATTTGGTCCGGCAGACCCCGATGGCCCACTTGCTCCTGTTGGTCCTGTTGATCCTCGTACTCCTGTTGATCCTGTTATTCCGGACGGTCCAATCGGTCCAGTAGATCCTGTCGGTCCCACACCTGTTGGTCCTATCGCTCCTTGTGGTCCGGTTGGTCCCAAACTTCCACTGGGGCCTGTAATTCCTACGACACCTGTTATACCTTGTATTCCAATTAATCCAATTGGTCCTGTTGGACCTGTTGCACCAGTTGGACCAGTTGCTCCTTGGGGACCTGTAGATCCTGTAACTCCCGTGATGCCGATCACTCCCGTTGATCCAGAATACCCAAGTGGTCCCGTAGGTCCTGTGGACCCAACAGGCCCCGTTGGTCCGGTAACACCAGTTGCGGTACTTCCTAATACACCATCAATACCTTGTATACCCACAGACCCCGATATACCTGTTGGTCCTGTTGGTCCCGTTGCACCCGTTGCACCTTGTAATCCTGTAGGTCCAATTGAACCCGATGGACCTCCGAGTGCATACGATGCGGTAACAAACGCCGAAGTGTTTGTTATAACGGATGCTGTAACAACAGTTCCCGTACTAAGTTTCTCTGCAAATGAACTTGTAGTTGGCGTACCAAATGGAAAGAATCCAAAAACCATATCTATACCCTAATAAATGTTATGCCACACCTGTTGGTCCTGTTGGGCCTGTTGATCCTGAGGGACCAGTTGCACCCGTTGCACCTGTTGCCCCCGTAGGACCTGTAAACGCTGTACCTTTTATTCCCGATGGTCCTGTTGGTCCTGTGATTCCTATTACTCCCGATATTCCGATTGGTCCTGACGGACCACTTGGTCCGATTGGTCCAGTTGGACCTGTTGGTCCCGTGACCGAAACACCTGTTGATCCTTGCGGTCCCGTTGCTCCTTGTGGTCCGGTTGGGCCCACGGATCCTGTTGGTCCTGTTGGTCCCGTTATACCCGTTGCCCCCGTAGGACCAGTTGCACCAGTTGCACCAACAATTCCTGTAGATCCTGTTATTCCTGTTGGCCCCGTTGGTCCCGTTGGACCTGTTGGGCCTGATAATCCGGTAATTCCAGGACCAGTGGGGCCCGGTACCCCCGTTGGCCCCGTTGATCCTATTGGTCCTGTTACACCAAGTATACCCGTTGGTCCTGTTGGTCCCGTTGTTCCTCGTGGACCTGTTGGACCCACTCCTGTTGGGCCTGAAATACCTGTACTTCCGCTAATAATTCCCGTTGCCCCTGTTAACCCCGATGGTCCCCCACCCGTCAATGTAAATGACGCCGTAGCTCCATAAATCGCATAGGACGCGGATGGAGCAGCTGACGCTGTTAATGCTAATGATGCGGTTACGGTACGAAATGGAAAATATTTAGCCATATGTTATATATATTTCTTTAAATTTTATTTTTACGATGCCGCTGCCCATTTTCCAATCGGACATGACGCTGATGCCAATTGTGTTTTTGTTTTCATAAAACATCCACATTTTTCACAACGAAACTGTTCGGTTTTTAAAAATTCACACGATTGACAAATTTTAAATCGGTTAAACGAAGCATCTGCGTCCAACAACACGGGTAATCCTGATGCGGCGTTTTTTCCCGAATGCCACATTTCTTTTGCAAAATTACGTGCTTGCTGAAACAACGACGGGAAATTTGATGTGTCTTCATTTTTAATCATGTTTTCCGTTGCTTCGTATTGTTGCTTAACAGATGGGTCATACGCTGCGTCCAAATATTCCTGTCCGTGCGTCATTTTTGTGGCTACTGCAATATCAATTTCTACATTCATTGCACGATTTGCGTGACGCCAAAATAACGGTGTGTAATTTTTTGGTGCGAAATAATACACAGCTTGTGTTAGTGGTCGTGGGAACACCATATTATCTTCACTATAACAGATAGTATGCACATGTACAGGATTTGCTTGATTTTGAATTTTTTCTTCTAAATCAGTTAAAAACATTCCTTTATACTGTTCGCATCCGTCTGCCAATATAATAGCCAATACAGGATCAGTTGCTTCATCAATTGTTTTTTTTAAATCTAAAAATAATTCAGCGCTCATAAAACCTCTTAATCTTCCAATGAAAATGTGTACAGTGATGCACTAACATCGGATGCTACTGATCCATTCGTTAGTGTATAATAAGTAATTGGTACTGCAGTTGTGTTTCCTAATAAATCATTTGCATTTCTTCCCACAATAATAGGGGATAACGATGCAGTAGATGTAACATCCAAATATAAATCTGCGAGTATTCCCGATGATGATGACGGTTCTGTGTCAAATGACCGTGAATATTCTGTTAGTATATCTCTATAACTTTGACTCGCGTATAAACGCAATCGTATCGGACTTGTATTCGGTGTAACTTGTAATAATAGATATGTTCGTGGTGTAGGAATACTTCCAGTTATACTAGATCCACTTGCCAATGATCCTGATATTAAAAATGTTTGTCGTGTTGTAATACCAGGTAAATTTGATATTAATGGATCTTCTACAATAAATCTAACAAAATTAATCGAATTTATGCCAGTAAACGGTGTAGCACTCCCTGTGTCAACGGTATAATATATACTAGAACTTACTGGGTTGTCAAGGTTTGCCCCGAATAATGCTGGATTTAAATGAAATACATTTGTATTGTCCAAAGAAATATCAGATATTAATGCAATATCCTGCCCCATAACACTATATGATACAAATGGTCGTATTAATTCGGTTGGTTCATTTCTACTGTATTGATTTCCATATAATCGAACTCGACACGGTGTTGTTGTTTGTGCTTCTAATAATACAAATGTACTTCCCACATCAAACGATCCTGTATATTGTGGTTTACTTCCTGATAAAGTTAGTACTACCGTATCTCGCTTGAGTCCCGTAGAACCCGCGTTTAATTGTTCTTTTAATCCCATGTTAGTATAACCTCTTATTAAGTTGCGTATAAATTGGTTCCTACAGGAACTATCAATCGATATGCTGTTCCACTACCAGAAACAATTCCTTGGAAGTTTGAACCCGAAGGAACAATATATTGTCCCGATATTGCCGCTACTGCTTGAGCTGAACTGGATACCGTTTCACCAGGCAAGAATGTCTTGACTTGGGTAGAACTAGATACAGTGTCCGCTGGTAATGCGTTGACTACACGAAGATTTGTGAAGTAAAGATTCGTTCCTTCGGTTAGATTTGTTGTGGTTGCTGTACCCAAGAAACTTCCTGAATGTACATTATCTGCGTTTAACTTAGTCTTAACTCGTGCATCGGTATAGTATAAGTTTGTTATACCCTCGGGTAAACCATCGGTATTTGTTGCCAATGTACCAGATACAACTAGTGCATAACTTGCCGTTAATGCTCGTGATGCAGTACCGAACGCGTTCCCTAAATCTACTTGATTTGAACTGGATACTGTTCCTATCGGTAAGAAATTTATTATCTGATTTGAACTCGATACTGTATTTATCGGTAGTGCTGATATTACTCGTGGATTGGTAAAATATAAATTTGTACCTTCTATTAAATTAGTGGTGGTTGCCGTACCCAACGAACTTCCAGAATGTACTTCTTCTGCACTTAATTTTGTTTTAACTCTTGCATCAGTGTAATATAAGTTTGTAAATCCTTCCGACAAGTTATTCGTGGTTGCAGTACCCAAGAAACTACCAGAATGAACAGTATTATCTTTTAATATTTGTTCAACACCACTAGTAAATCCTGTTGTTGATGATGCCGTGACCTGACCAGAACTTGATATGGTTCCTGCTGGTAATTGTGCCGACGATGAAATAATTCCAGCAGGTAATGCAGTGCTTGAGATATTTGTTAATTGACTACCGTTACCTCTGAATGAACCCGTAAATGCACCGGAGATAGGTGAGCTTACCGCCGGTGAACCTGATGGGCTTATCGATAACGCGCCACCAACATCGCTTAATGCCAATGTACCCAGATACAACGTTGACGCGGACAGATATAAACTTCTAAACTTTAATGTTGGTGAACCAAGATCATAAATATCAGTTATCGCTGGAACAATATGTCCCGATGAGGTCGTTGACCCCGTGATATATAATCCTGCTTCAATGTCTGTTCGTAATGTAGTAAAATCTACACGAATTGAACTAGAGGGTGTTCTATTATCTAAGTGATCGTCCCCAGTTGCAACAGGAATACGACCTGTTGTTAGTACTGGTTCGTTGCCGAGTGCTCCTGTATTTTTTGGTCCCGCCAACAATATTGCACTATTATAATCGGAACCACTTAAATTTTCATATATAAATTTGTGATTTAACCCATCCCAATAAAGTGATGCAGTCGTCGGTGATATCGAACCAGAATCAATAATTTGTAACCCCGCAAATCGTAATAAATCGGTGGAGTTGACTATTATTTTATTATCACCAACAATTAATTCCGATGCGCTAGTATAAACAATAGACGATGAACCTAATATATTTAAATTACCCGTAACGGTAACGGATCCTGACATAATTTGATTACCAACAAATGTATTGGACCCTGTGGTTGCTATTGTTGTAATACCGATAGTATTACGAACATCAATTTGACTTGATGCGGTGACCCATCCTGGTTGTTGTGCGGACGAGGACACCGTTCCAATAGGTAACGATTGCACCACTTGTGTTGATGATGATACTGTTCCCGCGGGCACACTGCTTGCCGACAATTGCATAGAGCTACTTACTGTTCCATCAGGCAAAAATACTTTTACTTGGGTTGACGATGATACCGTATTTGCTGGAAGATTTGCTACAACTTGTGCGGACGATGATACGGTTCCCCCAACAGTTTTCAATGTTATTTTTGCATTGGGTGCGTCGGTGGATACGTCAATTCCCGTGGATCCTGTAATGAATATACCGGCGGTAATTGTAAATGTTTTGTTTCCATCCGTACCGAGTGTATTGACCGAAGGTTGTCCAGTGACCGATTGATAATTAATTTGTCCAGACGAACTCACCACCGCTTCTGCACTCAACTTGGCTTTTACACGAGTGTCGGTGTAATATAAATTACCACTTTCAGAAATATCTGCCGTAGTTAGAGTTCTACTAGCACCCAAGGCTACAGAAGTTCCGTTAATAGTAATAGTGTTATTCGTTAACGCCGCGTTTGGAATACTACTTAATCCTGCACCACTTCCACTAAACGATCCCGATGTAAAAATAGTTGATGATGCGGTTACTCCCGCGGGTGTAATAAATGTACCCGATATTGCCGCGGCCACTTGAGCAGAACTAGTTACCAATCCTACTGGTTTATTAAGAATATTTACGAAATCTCGTGCATCATTGGTTAATTTTTCTTTTCCAATCGTTCCATCACCGAATGTAACTCCTCCGGGTAAACTACCAATTAATACACTTGCTGAGATGGTTCCTGAGGTAATCGTTACAGGATCATTGAATACTAGGGTAGCACTACCAGTAGTAGCGCGGCGAATATCATTAACTTTTAGTATACTCATAGTTTACTCAAATGAAGTGTAGAATCCCTATATAAATATCAATTTTTATGGGAAGAAACAAAAAAGACACCATTAAAACAGGTGTCTTTTATGTATTTTTATTTACTATCAGTATTTTAATTGATTTGACCAGAACTAGATACTGCATTCGTTAATTTCGTCGTTGCCATGTATTATCCTTCTATTGGTGGTTCGGAATTAGTTATATTTCCCGATTCCGTTTCTGTATCTACTATGTTGTCTGTAACCGGTGGTATTTCGGTAGGTGGTGTTGTATTGGCAATCAATGTACTTACTTGTATTTCTAATTGATCATTTTTTGTTTGTACATCTTGCACCATAACATATAAATCTATTAACGCACCCTCGATGCGAGACAATGTGTTCATAATTTGTTCATTCGGTTCATTTGAGGGACTTAGATATCGACTCATAATTAATTACTCTTTTCAAATCCAGTGATGTTGATTGATACTGGGGTTGATGCGGAAATTTGTAAACTAATACCCGCACCCAAGACTTCACCCTTACGACTTAAAATACTACCACTCGTAGTTAATACCGTTCCAAATTCCAAATATTCACTTTGTGGTGGTCCACTTGATGCCGTTACTGGGGTGATTGCTCCCGATGGAATAATACGATATACTTTTCCGTTATCGGATGCGATATAGGAGTGGAGTGATGTAACTACAGAACTGCTAACAAAATTCACCACATTCCATTTTTCTAAATTACCAAATGCTATACGATTATAATCGGGGAGTACGGTAAAGTTTTGTAAATTTGCCGTATAACTTGCACTCATATTTTGATCAAAGAATCTATATGTTAAGTCACTTAATTTAACATAAGTAGAAATTTCTGTTGGGAGTCCTGTGTTTGCAACGGTCCAATTATATCCTGTATCAGTGGATACGGAGACACGACCCGATCCTGATTCTGCGAAAATAATAACACCCGTGCTACCCGATACTTCATAGAATCCACGAGCAATGCCAAGCAATTTGGTATTTCCAACAATATATTCTGCTGATGCGGTTGGAAAATAACTTGTTAAGGCAAGATTCGATGCACTAAAATGTGCTGATCCTGTTCGCGATACTGCTGGACTGGCGGCGGCCTGTCCTCCAAGACGGGACCAAAAGTTGGTAGTAGATGGTATAACTGCTCCACGAATCCCCAATACATTAGAGGATCCACGAGAATATAGGAAATTCACAGGATTAGCAGTTCCTCCACTGACAATTAGATTTGCGGTGACATCACTGCCGCTTGCCACTGCTCGCCACGGAGCATCAAAAAATTGCACAATAATAGAACTAGTAAATGTTCCATTTACATTCGCCGGATATCCAAAAAAATCACTCAGAGTAGCATAATCTATATCAGGAAAATTATGTTGTCGTAATAATCTAACTTGTGCAGATCCTGTTAAATTGGTGGATACCAACAATGGCAACAATCCCGACGCGGATTCTGCTGCGTACGCGAGGCCCGCGCCCACGAACGGCACACCCAGAGCAAATGGTAGGATATTATATGGTGTGTTTGCCGACGCTGATATTCTACTGATTATATTAAATGTTTGTATTGATGATGCTTGATCATCTCGTGCATATGCTCGATTAAGTGTTCGACCCACTACAAAATCATTATTATGTAATGTAACAAATACATCATCCAACGGACGATCACCGTTACCACCGATCGACGCGGACCAATATACAGAAAATTTAGCGTTACTACCATCCATCCACGGACTACTAGCGTTAAATGGTAAATAATCAAATATGGTATCTTTTGGTGCACCACTCGCGGTGGATACAGAATGTAAGAAATATTTTCCACTACTTTGCGACGGGGTTGTTAATAACATGGGGTATGGGTTATGACCGGCGACGAGCATGCTGCGCGCGGGTATTAGTACACTGGAAGTTACTACCCCCAATCCCCCACTCGTAAATGTGGACAAAAATGCGGACGATGAATAGGTAGCTTTGGGTATAACTACCATACTAACATGTCTACTTGCGGATGTTGGATTGGTGTAATTAAAATACGGCATTTGTACATATCGAATAATATGTGTATGCTCGTCGATACTTTGTGGTCCACCCATTGTACTCTTTATAAATGGTGTTCGTGCGACCGGTCCGCCGGCGACCACGTTGGTGCCACCGAGTGGACCTTTGTTCATAAAAAATAATGCAGATCCTTCTGGATTAATAGCATTCGTATAATTACCATTTGCATATGCAGTAAACGGTGTTACATCCAAATCCCCACTATATGTGGTCGGGGTCGCGTTACCAGTTCCAATACTGGCGGTCACATATGTATACGGGGTATTACTTAAAATGTCAAACATTTTATTTTGTCTACCGATAGCCACTACCGAACCTGACGGATTTACATTACCACCCGGGAATCCATTCACTTTAATTAATCCGTGTATTTTTCTTACTCGTGGCATACTCGTTGCTACAATCATCCCTTCGTGAATTACACCTGTAACGTTACCTGGACTAGTTGTTAACGTGGTTGGCGGGGCGGTGCCGGCACTGGAACTATACGCAAACGGTCGTGCAGATATTTTAGCTATGTTTGAGGTAGTTGCAACAGGTAAAGTAATTTGTGTAGCAAATGGTGGATTCGTTGCGGTAACTAGATTACTTGTGCTAGGGCTACGAATAATAATTGATTGCGATACCGGTGAACTGGCCGATACAGGAGTTTTTGTTAATGTGATATTTCCAGCATTTGTTTGAATTGCCGGCACCACCGCGATTAATGGTCCCGTAGTTACTACTTCTGTTGCGAGTGTACTGGGGTTCACGAAATAAATTTGAGAACCTGCTACCAAGGTAAATGTATTATTATATTCGACCGCATCAGTTATTCGTGCGTTTGCACCACTGGGTTGTACGGTAATCCATTGCGATCCTGTTAAATATGAGAACACATTAGCACTTGCCGTATTTGCGGGCGCGTACAGATTAATATCTCGGGTAGGTAGATATGTTAATAAAAAGTTACCATTGGTACTATTAACAATGTTCCCTGCACCTGATATACTTGCAGATCCCCATGTGGTTAAATTAGATGACGATAACACACCATGTGTTGATCCAATGTACCAACTGTTTAATACCGGCGGTACCCAATCAATTGTATAAAATACACCTGACGCAGAGGGTTGACTGAATGCGGGGGTGGTTAATGATGCTGTAGCGTTTGATGACGTAAATACAGTACTTAACGATGCGGATACAGCAACAAATGCATAGATACTGGATGTGGGATTATAATCCACATCTAAGAAATCACCACTTGCCAATGTAAACGATTGCCAATCAGAATCACGAACCGCATAACTACCGCTGTTGGTTAAAATAAAATGGATACCATCAATATATTTAATACGGCGATATGAACCAGAAATATTAGCAGGTAATGGTTGTGATGTAGGTTCTTGGAATTGCCAATACCAATAATCTCGTGCCAACGATTGACTTAATCGTGGATATACCGTGTTAAATACCATACCACGAACACCGATTGCGACATGTTCTTTTCGAGATGTGGAGATTGGGGCAACGGGCATAAATGGAAAAATGGTACCACTTACAGGAACAATAACTTCACGGAAACTACTACTTTCCAGTCGCTCCCCGTGGCTAGTATAATTATAATCATATTGAGCTAATGTATACGATTGTGTTACTATTGCCAGAGATGACCCAGATAAATTGGTCATTACCATTGTTTCAATATTTGCATTAATATCAAATACTTCTTGTAGTGTAAATCCAACCGTTGACGAGGTAGTACCACCAATAAGACTACCACTCACGCCTGCATATGATCCTGATGTTGCAATTACACTAATTCGTGCGGTTGATGGTACCGCGGTAGTGGTGTTAACCACATTAATATTAGCAACCGCAGTTTTCCCCGCAGGAACTGTGTAGATTTGTGTCCATGTGTTGGATGCGGTGACCGCAACACTAGCTAATCTTCCATCTGGCATAATAATCCTCTAGTAGTTATTTCCTATATACATATCAATATAGAATTATAAATTTCCGTAAAATAGTAATTCTGCGTTCGTTATGACCCCAGTTCCGGTAAACGACCCTGTAAACGAACCCGTGAATGGATCTGTTAAACTATTAAATTGTGTTGATGACGAAATTGTTCCCGCTGCTGCTCCTCCGGCAGATGCTACATACGAAGCAGTCAGTGCAAATGATGCCGAGGTACCAGTTAACGCATTAAATTGTGCAGAACTACTAACAACATCAGATAATTTATTCGTAATAGTATTATAATCAATCTGACTTGATGCGGTTATCCATCCTGGAAATTGTCCAGAACTGGATACCGTGCCCACTGGTAAGAATGGTGCAACTTGGGTAGATGATGACACCACACCCGCAAGTTGTCCTTGAATTGTAGAATTAATTGCGTACGAACTCGTTGCTGTATTTAATGCAGTAAGTGATACTTGTTGTGTCGCATCTACAGTGGCTAAGGATGAGCTAAATGTTGAATACCCCGTAGTTGCAGTAATATCAACTTGACCAGAACTCGATACCGTACCCACGGGTAACGAAGTCGCAAGTTGTGCGGACGCAGAAATTACCCCACCACCTAATGCGGTAGCTGGAATACTTCCACTACGAATTAATTGTCCAGGTAATCGGGTTTGTGTCATCAGTTTATCTCGTTACAATTTCTGTAGGTGGTGATATTATACTAAATTCTATTGGCATTATATTATTTATTTAATTAAAATCCGTTTGTTGTAGGATTGTAAAAAACTAAACCTGTTACATTTGTTGTTTTTGGTATAGTTGGAGTTTGGTAGTTGAAACTAAACACATCACCACCACCTATTTCACCAAATTGCATTCTAATTGGATAATAAGTTCCTGCTGTTAATGAAACTGTGGCACTTCGTTCCGTATTACCATGTGCTCCACCATTATTTATATTAGCATTAGCAGTAGTAAATCCCGATAATGCATTTGCTCCAATCCATAAATACGAACCATCATCACTTGATATATAAAGTGTATATGTTTCTGTTGTTGTTGGTTTAAAATATCCTAACCACTGTACACTAAAATTAGAACCATCATCCGAACTTGGTTCACTAATAGTAGTAGTTTGTACAGAAGTTGCCGGATTTGCTCCATAAGTAGTTGGTGTTGCCGTTGCAAAAAATGATGGGGTTTCATTATGATATCCTGCATAAGTTGTTTTATATAACCCCGCATTATAATTGGTTGGTTGCCATACAATATTATTATTCAAATATGCTATTGTTGCAGTATTTCCATTAAATCGTATATTAGTTGCATCTCCAAATACTGGCATAACTTATCCTATTATTATATAAAGAGTTCCACTCACAGGGGTCAATGCTGCGTATGAAGCTGATGTTATTGTTCGCATTGAGAAAAGGTTTGGTGAAGTTACAATTAAACTACCAACCGAATTGGATTGCGATACTACATTTAAGTATGCACCTCTTGCATTTCCACCTTGTTCAAAAATTCGTATTCTATCTTGATACGAGTCAATTGTTATACCACTACCTGTAAGTGAGTTGTTTGTTTGTGATTTTGCCAATAAAAGTTCACCACCTTCATCACCACTACCTGTTCCAATTTGTAATGTTCCATTTGACAAACTAATAAACCCAAAAGATGTTATTTGTGCGGATGCAGATACCGTACCAGCAGGTAGTTGCGTAGAAGAAGATACCGTACCAGCAGGTAACTGTGCTGTAATCTGTACCGATGCGGATACTACCCCACCGCCTAATGCGGTGGTAGGAATACTACCTGTTTTAATTAATACCCCAGTTAATTTCGTCGTTGCCATCAGTTCATCTCGTTACAAGGTATATACTATAAATAGGTTATGTTATACCTTTTCTGGGAATTGTACTACCCAGATATTCTCAAATGTTTGTGGAATATCTCGTAATGCTTGACGATAGGTTGCCCATGCCGTTTTTTCTTCATCAGTTAATGTTGACCACCGGTCAGCCATTGTGATATAATCCGTTTCTTTTAACAGATGATTTCGTTCAGTACGAAGTGGTTCCCATTCTGCGGTTATCGTTGCATGCATTTCTTCTTCGGTTTTGTCTCGTTTCGTATAAGTTGCCGTGACAACACCCTCACCAATTTCTAAGATAGGGTCACTTAATACTTCTATGCGTTCCTTGAAGGTGTCAGGCATATTTTGGATTACCGGATACCATCCAATGTTCACCAATTCTTCTGGTGATGTTAATTGTAACGGTGCCGGTAATAAGGTTGGACCATCTATGATGGTGTTATCTTGTACAATGTAATATAATGACATATAATAGTATCCTTTATTAATAATAACAACCAGAGAAATCTATGGGAGCGTTGTAAGTACAGCTAACTGAAGTATAAACATCTTGATAGTATGTACCCCCACTAAAACCATAATCCGTACAAGGACCAGATGTTTGACTATATGTATATTGAAAACTACAACTAGTAAACACATCGACCTGCGTGCCCCCGTTACATGTAGCAGTTCCCACAGTAACCCCACACGAACCATTCGCTGTTATTGGGGTAAATTGTCCATTAAAACACGACCCAGATAGTAGTGCAGTGCTACCAGGACAATAGTTAGCGGTGATTGATGCGGTCGTTGGTGATCCACCTCCGTTTTTAAAATATCGAAGATCATGTTTGATGTTAATCGAATACGAAGGTGGTGCAATATATGCACGACTTGAACTTGGTCCTATATAAGTCACAAATTGACTACCTGTTGCATTCGGATAACTACTGGATACTTGTATTTCCGCGTCACTCAAACTACTACTAAACTCTATATACGCATATCTAGGTAATTCGTTATTACTAGACCCAGTAAATATTTTAAATGATAAGTTGGTTGGTGCTCCTGACGCAGTAGGGAAACTAGATCCGGATATCTTTTTGCCCAGTACCAATAATGTAGATTCATTAGTTGAATTTACATTATATACCGTCCCCTTTGCAAAACCTTGAAAATTGTAGTTTGATGCAATACGGAACTTTGAACCGCTAACTTTAATATCATTCATACCCCAAGTCATATTATTAACTTCGGACGACACAGATGGTGCAACTAATTGTGCATTTTGTGGAGTAGTAGTTAATCCTGTAATTGTACTTGCGGTTGGTAATGTTCGTCCGTAATTAGTTTCCGCAGCTGCCGATGACGGATTTCCCCACGCATTCAATGATCCAGTACTATCTATTTCATAAATAATTCTCCCAAGCATGTAAATATTTGCACTGGTTGTAATAAATGGATCTAATACCGGTGAAGTTGAAGATGTTTGTAAATTGTTAGATGATACAAAATTTTGTTGTCTAGTATGAATAAAATCTTGTATATACCCGCCCCACCCATAGAACCGTGTACCGGCAACACCATATGTTGCCGCGTATCTGAGCGATTGATCAGGTCCAACTTGAAACTCCGCATTACTTAAAAACTCCGAAGAATTCCCCCGTGACGGAATAACCATTACCCAATCTGTTAATCCATTATTTTCTTGTGATGGTACCGGTGACTGGCGTATCTGGGCGGTTGCATTACCAATCAATCCGTGTGAATAATTATTTCCCCATCCGAACAGTGTTCCATTATTTTTAATTGCATGTGATGTTCTGTCCGCTGCTGCAAATATTCGTGGTGACCAATTATCTCCAATTACTTTATTGAAGAAATTTCTATTAGTATCACTACCACTTATTCCACTCCCCAATTGACCGTTCGTGTTATTACCAGTAGCCCACAAGGTAGTGTCTAATTTTAATGCTAACGTCATCTCGTTACCACACGAAACAGCTACCCAATCCGAATCAATTCCCACTCTGGCAGGAACGCTTGCAGTTGTTATTGTTGGACCCAACCCCAATGCGCCAGATACGCTTGCTCCCCAAGTCCATAATGTACCATCATTGCGTATAGCTGCGGCATGTGTACGCCCAATTGAATGTTGAACCCACACCGAACTAGAAAATGATCCTGTGCCTACCCGTGTTGGTGTTCTAGATCCACCTCCAATTACATTTGTTGATCCTGTTCCAAATAAACTTCCTGTATTACCCCATGCGTATAAAAGTCCATCGAATGTTGTAGCGAGAACATTTGATCCATTCGTGGATGCTGATTCCCATGTTGTCAAAGTACTAACCAATTGAGGACCACCTGTTCCGTTTAATTGTCTACTGTGTCCATTATATCCTGATGAGGTTGGTATTGCAAAGGGTGCATTCGTCGTTGTCGAACCCCCCAATGCATTTAGTGATAATGGATCAACAATTGTAAATGTAATTGGTGTTAATAAAGTACCATTAATAGACCCCGATACCCTAAATGAACCTGTAACTTTATTTGGTCCTGTTACCGACGCGGTAAATATTCCACTTGCTGAATATACGGTCGATGTATATGCACCGTCTGATCCTGTAATGACTATTGTTTGTCCGGTATTTATATTTAATGCTTTGTTAAATCTATCTTTTAATTGCACCAACAATGGGGTCACTGCACCCGATACTACCTTTAATGCGGATGCGGTGACAAACGAGTAAAATGTATTTCCTGGTGCGACATTCGATCCAGTAGATAAATTTACCCATTCATTGGCATTTGATGTTCTGTCTGAATTTACAAAAAGTTGACCAGACGAACTATTTAACCACAAACTATTGTTTCGTGTTGGATTCGTTGTTACGGATGGGTCATTGGATGATGAATATTCAATAGCACTAAATATATTAGTTGCAAATGATGCCGTACCCACCAACAACGGTGCAATAATGTTATCCGTTGTAGTTAATTTACCTATAATACTGGCGTCCCCCGCATGTGGAAATCCGCCAATTGTTGAACTGGATACTAAAAAGACCGATTCTGTAACCGTTGCGGAACCTCCATCATAGGTTACATCCGTTAAACTTATAGAAGTAATATTTGGTGTAAATGCTTCCCACGCGGTACCATTCCATTGCCAACTATTGGTACCGTCAGAATAAATCTGATACGGGGTAGGACTTGATGGAAAATTAATTGCGGGCATATGACTTAATATTCAAAGATAATTACACCAGCCGAACCAGAACCACCGGCTCGTAATGTAGTACCAGAACCATTGCGTCCACCACTTCCACCTGCACCATATCCAACACCAGTTATTCCATTGGCTCCTGCCGCAGTTGCTGGTGTTTTTCCACCGTGTCCATATCCTAGTGCGCTATTACCACCTTCACCAATATAATTGGTAGTAGCCGCCATTAGTCCACCCGCAGAGCCAGATGCACCTGGAATATTTAAACTACCACCACCAGACTGTCCACCTGCTCCACCGAAGATAGATGTACCTGCGGTTGCCACCGAGAATCCACCACTGGCATGATAAGTAATTGCATTATATACTACCGATGAGATACCTCCGGCGGTACCTGCCGCTGATGCTGTTGCTGCGGTACCTGCGACACCAACCGTATAAGTTGCGGTTGTTTGTCCTGGAACGAAAGTTAGATACGCCACTGACAATCCACCACCCCCACCACCGGCACCGACATGTCCAGCAGTTGCGGTTCCTGTACTTCCTCCTCCTCCACCGCCACCAATGATAGTTACTTTGAACTTAGCATTAGCAACTTGTAACGCAGCAGGTAATGTAAATGTATCCGCTGATCCTGATGTTTTTACATCTATATTTTGAAATCCCGCACCAACCGTAGATGTAATAGTAGTAGCATTAACGGTTGTGATATTTCCCGTTGTGATAGATGCCGTTGGAATCGTGGTGACATTCCCCACCGTCTTGGCGTACACAGAATATGGTAACGATGTCCATGTAGCAGACCCACTACCAATTTTCACAAATCCCGTATCGGTTTCAAACCCAACTTCACCGGGTGCTAGAGTAGGATTGGTTGATGTCCAGTTGGTTGCAGTATCTCTGCGATATTGAATTCTTGTTGCCATTATGCTGTTCCACAATTAATTGTTTGTGCCCATGATGTTGTGGATGCTATTCCACCATCTAAATCTATATTTGTTCCACTACGAGCAGAAATATCTTCTACCCACTGATCTGTATCACCATCGTTATAATATATAAACATTTTTCCAAGTGTGGAATTCCACCACATATTTCCTGCACTTGGACCTACAGGAGCAGTATCACTGACCGTTACTGAACTTCCACCACCACCACCAGCAGAAGTTAGTGCAAATGATGCGGTAGTTGCAAATGATGCCGAGGTACCCGATAATGCATTAAATTGTGCAGAACTACTAACAACATCACCGAGTTTATTCGTGATGGAGTTATAATCTACTTGAACAGAAGATGATACGGTTCCTGTGGGAAGTGCAGTTGCTACTTGGGTAGAACTCGATACAATACCCGTGGGTACACTTATTAACGAAGTGTAACTTAGTGAACCCGTGAGTGATGATCCTGATATATTGCCAGCAAATATTGCCATAATAGTTGTGTTACAGTGAAGTTAATATAAATAGGTTATGCTATGCAGAAATTACCACTGCCGATGTGGGAATACTTTCACGTTGTAATGATATTAATTAAATCGCAACGGAACACCTGGTGTTTGTGTGATCAATGCGGCTAATTGTTGATCTTGCAAATCAGTTGCCCACCCAATTAATTCTGGGTTCACATTTAATGTCTGAACTACCGCATCAAAGACATCATTTTTTGTCCAATTTTCTGGCAATCCCGGCTCATCAAGTGTTACCATCTTTGAAATGAACAATATACCAAGATCATTTTGTGCCGGTGATACACACTGTACCTCTATTTTTTTTGTTACGGCGTTGAATATTACAACCCGAATAAAAATTGTTTTCATAACTACATTCTCCTATATTAAAAATAATATTGTGTTTGTGTTGATATAGTGAAATCTTGGTAGCCCCTGTAGGCAAAGAAATAATTTGACCCGCCCAAATATATATCAGGCTGGCCGCCGCGGCCCAGTCCTTCAAATCTTCCAGTCATTGTAACCGTGATGAGGCCCCAGCCGATGTTTGTGTAAGGTCGGACTTGGAGGTTTGCCGTCGTCGTACATCCCGCCGAGTAGTAGAGCTCTTGATAATCATAAGTACCCGCAGACCAGAACGTTCCGTCAGAGTGACGATATACCCAGAGCTCGCCGTACATGGCATATCCGGCGCCGGTAGAGCAAAATCCACCATAAACAAATGCTTGATTCCCGTAGCCGGTTCCCGAGAGCGTGCCTATACTAACAGAACCTAAACTACCAACATCGTAACCTAAGTATGCACAACACTGCGCCGAGTTTGATTCTGTGCTTTGATATGTTCCACAATTACCGTCGTTACGCGTAACATACGCAGTACAATCACTACAATAATATGATACCTGTGTTCCCGCCGATGGACATGATAGAGTTGTAATTGATGCGGTATTTGATGCCGATCCTTCTATGGTATTTTTAAAATACCGAACGTTAAAACTATATGATGTTACTTGTGATAATCCTGTATTGGTGTATGATGTTGATCCTGCCGATAACGTAGTTACTAATGATGCCCCGCGATATACTCTAATTTGTGATATATTATCTGTGTTTGTCCAAGATAGTTGCACAGATGTACCAGCAATTGATGGCGCGGAAAGTGATGTTGGTGCACTTGTTGGACCCAGTAAAGCGGTTATTCTTCGGAACGCACGCCCAAATCCTCTGGTCGATCCCCCACCCAGTGTTGTTAAAAATGGTGACATAGTTTATGCGAACTTCGTTTGTGCTGCAAATATATTAAACGCAGCGTTTGCAGTTTTAATTAGTGTATAACTATAAATATCCGTACTCGTTCCACTACCCGAAGGCAATGTACCACCCTGCCAGCGTGGAGTAATTGTTGTGCCATCGATTTGATGTACAGATGCGGTGTATCCCACCGTTGAGTGATTGACCAACACCGCAAAGGTCATACTTTGTCCAGGATACATCATACTATTTAAGGACGTTGCTGCACTCCCTCGGAAATTAATTGTCCAGTTATTTGCACTACTAGCACTTAGATAAAATACGGACCCACTAATTGCATTAACATTTAATGTGGTTGGTGGTGCCGATCCTGTGACATTAACTCGTTCAATGACCCCTTGTATCATCATGGTACCAGAGACATGAAGTGATGCACTTGGAGTTGCTGTTCCGATGCCGACATTGCCAGCACTTTGATATATGTTACTGGAACTTAATAGTGTTTCACTTGCCCACAACGGAATATAATTTGCAGTACCACCTGTTAAGTTACTTGCTGTTGCTGCGTACGATGCCGAAGTGCCCGATAGTGCGTTAAATTGGGTTGAACTGGATACAACACCTGATAATTTATTGGTAATACTGTTATAATCAACTTGTGTTGATGACGAGAACATCCCCACCATAGAACCACTAATTCTACCACCCAACACTAAGATAGACCCTGTAACACTCATTACATCGTCAGTAGTATCACCAAACTTAGTACTTCCGGATTCAAAAATGACCGATGACGACACATACTCTGTGTTAATTTGTTGTGCGGTTAATGTTCCATCTACTCGTAAATCAAGTGGAAAATAGAATGCGGTATTACTAAAAGTGGTACCCGATACTGTATTTAATAATACTTGACCAGATGCACTTACGGTTCCACCAGGAAGTAATGGGGCAACTTGAGTAGAAGATGAAACTACACCCGCAAGTTGTTCTTGAATTGTAGAATTAATTGCGTATGAACTGGTTGCTGCACTTTGATTTGATAAAGTAGATGCAACGGAAGAACTAAATGCAGTTAAATTTATACCGTTTACCGTTCCCCCAATAGGCATTACTATTTTAGTTTGAACAAATAAATTTGATGCGGATACTGCAGTTAAAAAATCAGGATTAATATTTCCGTGACGAATTGTTGCTTTTTGTTCATGTGTTAAACCTGCCGTTTTTAACAATGAAATATCACCACTTCTTGCATCAACTGTAATTCTACCTTGTTCCGTACCATCTGGATTATGAAATCTAATAGACCCGGTTGAAATAAACAAATCTCTAAAAGAATTTGTTTCTGATCCCAAATCATATAGAAAATTACCACTTGGAATTAAAGAACCTGTTAGATACACGGTACCATTAATATTTTGATTACCTATAAATGAATTTGAACCAGTTGTTGCAAAACTTGTTGAGCTGGATATTACCCCACCTCCCAATGCGGTAGCTGGAATACTTCCACTTCGAATAATTCTGCCTGTTAGTACGGTAGTTGCCATTACTTACTCTCCTCCAACATAAATCGATATTTTTTACCCGATTTATTGTTTATAATATATAAATATTCTTGCCCTTCTTGAACCGTCCAATTACCAGTAGTTCCATCTACAATATTACCAGATGATCCTTCGTTAGATAAGTTCAAGTCACCGGTATATATATTTGCCCATCGCTTATCTGGTGCACCCATATTATAACTATTATCTACCGTTGGAGTAATGTGATTTGAACTTGAAATTCCCGCGGTGGTCGTAATCCCGTCAACAGTAAATTGTGATGCGTACGATGCGGTTAGTGCGTATGATGCCGATGTTGCGTTAGATACAATACCTAAAAATGATCCTGAGAATGATCCTGTGGATTGGTTTGTTGCGTTAACAAATGCACGAACAAGAATGTTTGATTCCGATGGGGGGGCGGTCAAAAATGTTATTATACCACTGGATACTGTATAATCCAGTGTTTGTGTTTGTGTTAACCCCTCAACCGTAACAATTATAGAATTTCCATAATATGTGTTAACAATATTATAAACGGTAGTTGCACCATTTCCAACAAATGTGTAGGTGTCTATCGTAGCATTACTGAAAATATTTGTTAATCTACTACCGTCACCAGCAAATGATCCTGAGAATGATCCTGTTGCATTTTGTGCAACATTCATTAAAGCTTTTACTGATATGTTTGACGAGGATAGTGGTGGTTCAACAAATACGATGGTTGATCCTGAAATAGAATAATCATTGGGATTTATGTAAGTTAATCCACCAACGGTTACTGTTACGGAACCATCACTATACGATTTTGATATTTGATAGTTAGTAGTTACATTATTTCCTACAAATGTATAACTTTCCACTACTACCGAGGATGATAATGCACTCCCACCACCAGCTGCACTAATTAGTGCATAACTTGCGGTTAATGCATATGAGGCAGAATTAATATTTGTAATCTGGCTACCATCACCAGAAAACGACCCAGTTATACTAGTGCTGAAAACTCTAGTAAACTCTGCATCTGAACCTGAAACTATTAATTTTTTCCAAGAAGATATCGGTGGTGACATGTCGTATTAATTCCTAGTAGTTTTTAACTCTAAATATTGCTCTTGCAATTTAGCAGTTAAATTATATACAAATTCCAAACTTTCACCTTTGAAGGTAGCAGCACGAATTAAACTAAATAAAAATTCGTATTCTTCTACCGTTAATTTACCATATTCGTTTGTTATATTCGTAACCTTGCTTATTAAAGCCATTTTATACTCCTGGTGTATACATGATACCACACCAAGTGACAGCAGTTACAATAAAACTGCTGTCACTTGATGTGTTAATTATTATGCGGAATAGATGAAAATGTCACCATTTGTTTCCACACGAATATTACCGACCTTAGCATAAGTTGCCAATGATGCTGATTGTACTGCCACATTCATATCTACCACGGCGGCCATATATGCGGTTTGTGTTGCGGATGTTGCGGTATATCCGACATTATCTGCAAGACCCCAACGATTTGTTGTTCCTGCGGTGGTGTAGAAGAATGCTGACCCTGATGGGTTTACACCACCATCTTGTACCACAAGACCACCTTGTGCATTACCACCCGGAACTGATCCACTATTAACAAGAATAAAGCGATCTTCAATATTTAAATTAGTTGTATTAACCGTTGTCGTTGTTCCATCAACAAAGAGGTCACCACTAACTGTTAAGTTTGCTGGGAATGTAAAATTTGACGATGAAAAGGTTGTTCCTGAAATACTATCCAATGATACTTGACCAGAACTACTGACCGTACCTGCGGGCAAGAATGCCTTAACTTGACTACTACTTGATGCCACTCCAGCAAGTTGTGATTGTAATGCGTACGAGCTTGTGGCTGTATTTAATGCATTAAGTGATACTTGTTGTGTCGCATCTACCGTTGCCAAAGACGAACTAAATGTTGAATAATTGCTGGTTGCAGTAATATCAACTTGACCAGAACTTGATACTGTGCCCGCAGGTAAGAATGCTACTACTTGAGTAGAACTAGATACGGTATCTGCTGGTAAATATGTTTTAACTTGCGCTGAACTTGAAGCAACACCTTGTAATTGTGTTTGTAACGCATACGAACTTGTTAAACTTGCCAAATTGTCAATACGAATATTTTGTCCTGCATCAACTGTAGCTAATGAAGAACTAAAGGTGGTATAATTTGTAGTTTGCGTTATATCAATTTGTGCTGAACTTGATACAGTTCCAGCAGCACTTACGCCAGTTAATCCACTACCATCACCAACAAACGATCCAGTAAACGAACCAGAAATTTTTGTTGTTGCTGCATCGGTGGTTAATGCTTGTGAACCTACTGTTACGGAATTTAAGGACGCATCAGACCCCGATACTATAATTTTTTTCCATTCTGCCATATCAAGTGCTCCAAAAAGTTAAATGTTTATGTACCGAGATACAATTCACCAGACGAGGAATAAAAAATCGTACCCGCTACTGATGCGCTAGGAGTAGATCTTGGTTTGAGAACCAACACCCCATCTTCAGTTATGGTTGTTGACCCTGAAATAATAACATCACCATTTTTAAATATAGTGGTTTGCTTATATTGATAATTATTGTATTTATTGCCAATAAGTAATTGACTATCAGAACTTTGCGAGGTATTTAATGTGGTAAATGTTAATGCCGACCCATCTCCGACAAATGATCCGGTAAACGATCCCGAAAAATTGGGGCTTAATACAAATAACGCATTCGTGGCATAACTGGCTGATGTGGCAGTACCCAGAAATGACCCACTAAATGACCCTGTAGCATTTTGTGTTACCGATATCAATACACGAACTAAAATATTAGATTGTGATGGTGGTGTTGTAACGAAGGTTAGTGTCGGACCAGATAAACTGTAATCTACGACATTTGTTAATGTTAATCCTTCAACAGATACAACGAGTGAATTTACATTATAACTTTGAGATAATACATAATTTACTGTACTACCGTTACCTTGAAATGTATAGGTATCTATCGTAATATTAGCTGCAATATTTGTTAATCCACTACCGTCACCCTTGAATGACCCTGTAAATGAACCCGTCATATTTTGGGTTGCGTTCACTAATGCACGAACTAATATATTCGATGCGGATGGTGGGGTATCGGCAAAGGTTACTGTTGATGCCGATATATTATAATCAGTATTTTTGGTTTGCGTTAACCCATCTACCGATACTATGAGGGAATTAATATCGTAACTTTGGGATAATATATAGTTTGTTGTTGACCCATTACCATCAAAGGTGTATGTATCAATACTGAGTGCGGTGGGTCCACCCGGTAGATTTATGAGTTGACTACCATCGCCCTTGAAGAACGATGCAGTAACCGAACCAGATACATTAATACTTCCGCTGGATATTAATCCTTTGCGGGCAACAAACTCATTCGCCATATTATCCCTTTTTCACATTTCCAAAGGTTGGTACAATGGGGCGGGTAGGATTAGTACCCACCCCATTTGCTACGGTATATATTTTATTATAATGCTCGTATTGCCGTCTTGACCGTCCATGTACCCGAAGTATTTGTAAACTTCAATCGAATTAACGAGGAAAGAATATCTACCACAAATATTGCTTGGGCGGTATTACCAATATCATTTGTCGAGGTATCCGTATATTCTACATCAGTACCATTCGATACGACCATTACGGTACCCGTTCTATAATTCGTGGTGTCGTTGATTGCGTAATCAAAAAATACTGCGGTACCGGTTGCTGTTGGCACCGTGGAAACCACTTGATTAACTACCGGACCAACAATGCCAACGACACTACTACCAGAATAAAATCCTGTTGCCGCGGTAACTGCTGCGAATGATGGTTGGCTGGTGGATTGTAATGTGGTGATATTAACATTCACGCCATTAAGTTTAATCTGGCCTTGTGCATCACCCGATGCGGACGATGAAACTGCACCACTTATCTTATTTTGTATACTATTGTAATCTACTTGTCCTGATGAGGAAAACATCCCCACCATAGAGCCACTGATTGTTCCTAATACACGAAGAGATCCCGTTACACTCATTACATCATCTGATGTATCACCAAATTTGGTAGAACCCGATTCAAAAATAACTGATGAAGAAACAAATTCTGTGTTAATTTGTTGTGCGGTTAACGTGCCTTCTACTCGTACATCTTGTGGAAAATAGAATGCCGCATTACTAAATGTCGTACCCGTAATCGTATCAAGGTTTACGGTAGATGCAAATGATGCGGTTTGTGGTATAAATGTAATGCTGGTTGCTGCTGACGCGGTGGTCGCAAACGATGCAGATGTTGCCGTAGTTGCGGTGGTTGCTACTGATGCCGTGGCTGCATATGACGCTGATGTACCTGATAGGGCATTGAACTGTGCCGATGCTGAAATCGTTCCGCTTAACTTATTGGTAATAGAATTATAATCTATTTGACCAGATGAGGACACTACTCCCGGTAGCGCGGCAATAACTTGCGCAGATGACGACACGGTTCCTGCTGGAATTGTTGCGTTTGTTGCGAACGATGCTGTAACAGCGAACGATGCCGTTACCGGAGTAAAAGTAATACTCGTTGCGGCGGATGCCGTTGTTGCGAAGGACGCTGAAGTGGCAGTTATACTTTGTTCAGCAAACCCAGCATATGAAGATGTGGTCGCAAATGATGCAGTTGGTGGAGTAAAGGTAATCGACGTTGCGGCGGATGCCGTTGTTGCGAACGATGCCGTTAACGGAGTAAAAGTAATACTCGTTGCGGCGGATGCTGTTGTTGCGAAGGACGCCGAGATCGCGGTACCAATTGAACCAGAGAACGATCCAGTAAGTGACGATGCAATGATATTATATCCTGTTGCGTCGATTGTACCACTAACCAGTAAGGATCCAGTGATTTTTGCCCCACCAGATTGGGCGATAATACCTCGTCGTGCTACAAATTCATTTGCCATCGGGTTTCTCCAAAACGATGCGAAATATCTAATCTATAAATAGTTAAATATTATGATAAAAAGGGAAATAGTTTAAACAAACTCTGAACTGTCCACGGATATGATCCACTACCTAGACTCTCTACCCGTAGTTTAATATAACCATCACTTTGGACCAACGAAAACCGTATATCTGAGGTATCTCCAACATCCGTACTGGATATGTCTGTAACTGTCGTATTACTACCACTCCATCCTGCCAAAATAACGCCTACACGAAGGCCACCAACACGGGAGGCGACATACTCAACCGTTGCGGCACAGAAGCTGCTAGTGGGGATGAAAGGTAGTACATATTCTGTTGCCCCGAAAATACCCGATGTAATTGATCCCGTAAAGATTAAGGATACAGCTCCGGCGATTAACTTATATTCGTTGGATTCTACACGATTGGGAACGATAGTAGAACCACTAACATATGTTACTACTTGGGTAGAACTACTGACAGTTCCTGCAGGTACACTCGCTGCATTTACCGCATAACTTGCCGTGGTAGCAAATGAACTGGAAATTGCGTTACTTGCCCAACTGCTTGTACCTATTAATACTCCAGTAAATGAACCCGTAAATGAAGATGTATTTATTTGATTTGTATTTTCCCAAAGACCCGATGTGGAGTTGTATGATAATACCTGTCCATTTGTTAAAGAACCAGTATTGATTAATATATCATGTATATCTTCCAAATGCCCACCAGATGAAGGTCTTACAAATAATACCCCTACCGATTGGTGTCTTGTTATGATAATAGCAACCGTAATTGCATGTTCGGGTTTTACATTAGTTAATTTACCGGCAACGGTTGGGTGAACATATAATATATCACCAACTGCCCAAGTTTCATCACCAACCGCAATTGAACTTGCTGTTGTTCCTCTGGTATCTAAACCTCTAACATATCCAAAATGAGTTACAAATCCGTTTACTCCATTAGATATATCCTCAGTTGCTATACCTAAAAATCTAACCTCCCTAACACTACCATCTGCGGTATAAGGTGATGCTGTAATTCTAGCACTACCGGCAGTTACACCATTTGCATAAACTGCAGTCCCATTTGGTATTTCTATTCCGGTTTCGTTTCTTACCTCATAAAAGAGTTCTTGTCCGATTTGCTGAACAACATTTCCACCCTTCATTCCCAAATCCAAAGTTCCATCGGAGTTGTTCCAAGCTAATTCACCAACCCCAACGGATACTCCCGCAGAAGTGTTAAATCTTACTGCATCTGTTAAAACTCTCGATGATGTTACTGAGCCAATTATAGTTTGATTTCCATTAAATTGATTTGAACCAGTTGTTGCAAATACGGATGAATCTAATCCATCTAATAAATTTGCATTATTTGCATAACTGCTTGTACCTATTAATACTCCAGTAAATGAACCCGTAAATGAACCCGTATTAATTTGTCCAGAACTGGAAACAACTCCTACGGGTAACGTTGTAATTGCATTTAGTGCATATGATGCCGTGGTGGCAAAAGATGCGGATATCGCGTTGTCAATTGAACCACTAACTGCAAGTGCATAACTAGCTGTGTTTGCAAATAACGCAGATACCGCTAGCGACGGCAAAGAACCCGTTCGTTGAACTACTAACGAACTGGGTTGTACACTTACCTTATAGTCAGGTGATGTTTCAATATTAACACTAATATTTGGTACATCTACTAAAACTTTATTAGCGTCACTATTTTCTCTGACTACAACGGTTATGTCGGGTACACCTAAGTTAATTGGCCGTAATGATCCACTCATTAATTATCTCGTAGCTGTGGGGCGTACCGTCAATGCTCCTTCTAAAATTCTTCGTTTAATTGGACTAACTGATCCACTAACCATATTCACATCATACACATATTTTCGTTGTGTTAGTGTCAATGTTTGATCAGGAGTTAACTCTACAATAATTGAACCAGAATTTAATGGGGTAAGCTTTGTAATATTAAATGTAGCGGCAATTTCGTCGGTGGTATAATTTTCTCTAACTTGACCACTAAACACATAATCGGTTATATTAAGTGGGATACTTCCACTATCACTGATAATGGTTGCTGCGATACGAAATGTTTCACCCTGACCTACATTGAATTCTGTCAGTTCTGCCATATTATACACCTATAAAAAGTATCCACGCTGCCTCTATATAAATATGGAATTAATGTATTCAACTCACATTTATGATAGAAAATATAAAACTCCCCTGTGATATTTCTACCACAGGGGAGTTTATAACTACAGTTATTCGTATATCAATAATTGAGTACGCAGTAATCTGGTTGGATAGTTAGGGTAATTTCTGCAACTTCACCCGTATCACTCCATTCTAATCCACCAAAATCTACTTTGGTGATTTGTGCACCCTTTATAATCCATTCTTCAACCTTATCACCAACAGGTCCAAGAAGTTGGAGTGTTAAGTCTTTCTTGTAGAATTCAGCGTATCCATCACGACCCGTGACCGATTCGTGGTGAAGACGGACCCATTCCATAACTGCCTGTGCACCTGACGGTACAATTGGATCATAGAGCGTCATTTCCATTGTTTGCCATACACTAACACCTTTCACGAAACGAACAGTATTGATATGCGGTAATTTAATTGCTTCTTGATTCAATACAGGTCGGGCAACTTTCTTTACGAGATACGCGGGAATACCTTCAATCAATAATAAAAATCTATTTTTGACTTTTGGTTCAAACGCTGTGAAGAAAATTTCGTTTTCGGCTACTATATTGTTTGCCATTTGTATCTCCTAACTGATTTAACTATAAATAGTCGATAAAGTAAAAATATAACTCAATTTATTACGCCCCAGGAAATACTGCACCTGTTGGGAGAATGTTGAATTCAAGTTTAATGAATTCAGCAGTTTTTGTTGGTTGAAGATACAGTTGACCAACTAAGATATTACGATCAATCACATCTGGTGTATTATTGGTTTCATCCATAATAACACGGAATGCGTACAGACCTGATCGTTCTTGCACATTTGCTAAATACGGATTAGCGATATTCAAGAAACGACGACGAGTTGCTTCAACATTTTGTTCAAATACAAGGAACCGTGCCGAACTTGCGATAAATTTCTTCACTGCAATTAATAAGCGACGAACATTGATTCGATCAAGTGCCGATGCTCGGCGTTGTAATGTCTTTTGACCCCACACGCAGATACCTTGTCCTGGGAACTGTGCAATTGGGTTGACTTTTCCTTCATACAATTGATCTCGTTGTGCTTGTGCCAAACGAGTTCTAACACCGGCTGCTCCTGGAATTCCACCACGATTTAAACCTGCTGGTGCAAACCATTCTGCTGCTACATTGTCATTGTATGCATATACTTCTGGTAGTGATACCGAAGGTGGTACAAATACTAACTTATTAGTATTGTCATCAAGTACTCGAATCCACGGGAAATATCCTGCCGCGTAACTTGTATCAAGTAATGCAGCTTGATTGACCGCCGATGTAATGGTTGAACTTGCTTGTGCTAAATCCAGAATGTAGAAACAATCACCACGAGATTCACATATACTCAATGCGTAATTTGCAACATACGGATGTAATTCATACACGATACCAGGTAATACTAACAAGTTAATATCATACACATCTGGGTTTGCAATATTATCCAATGCTTTCTTATATGCCTTAGAACCATCACTTACACCAGTTTGACAATTAAATCCTTGTGTATTTGTGTCAGTAATTGCTTCGTACATGTTAATATAACGAGCCGGATTATCACCATCAAATCCACCTTGGAACGGTACAGTAAATTTCAAATCTTTGGTTATCGATGAGTAATCTAAGTAGTTTGTTGTTACTGCATTTCCACTATCATCATACAATTCATTTGATGGTAGATTTTCTAAACTAAATGCTGTTGCTGCTCCCAATGTAGTTGATCCACTTGGAAGTGGTGATAGATACGACATGTTAGTATTTAATGAATCAGAATAGGTAAATCCATAGAATTCAAAACTATTACGAATTGCTTGTGTACTATATCCTCGGGTGCTACCAGAAATCCACGATGATGACAAGAATGTCGGAGCAATTACCTTACTAATTTCTGTTCCAATTGGTGTACTAAGCGGAGCAAATCCAAATGGTACTGCGTCCGTTGGAACATCATTTGCACCAGGTGCCATTTCTACACGAATGTAAATAGAAGTATTTCTAAATTCACCTTGGAAATACCGTTCACCCGTAACAGTGTCATCATACGGAGCACTGTTACCAATGCGGCGTGCAATGTAATTTGAACTGTCTGGATCCATTGTTAAATTATCGTATTGTTCAAGTACGACCGCACGTTGATCGGTGTCGGTAGCATCTCGTACAACCAATGTGAATGTACCCCAATCTCCATCAAATTGTCCTTTCTTTGGACCAAGGATGGATACTTTGACATCATTATTAGCAGCGTTACCATCGGACAATGTATGAATCTTGAAAAGATTTAACTTTTGTCCACCTAATGTTTGTGATTGAATATACGGTGTACTTGCATTGGTATATATTCCAAAAATACTACCTGAGAGATTCAATGCTGCTGAGCTAGTTGCGGCAGACATACTGACCGCGGCACCTGCTGCTGTTATTGCCTCAGGGAAAACTGAATAGATATATCCTCTACTATTTCCATCGGGGCCAAATCCAAGATATTTTCCTACAAATGATGCTGCGGTTGTTGTGGTACTTAAACCACTTGAACTGACTAATGATGACCCAGAACCCAATTGCAATGAGAAATTTGTTGCAGGTCCTGTTGCGGTTATACTTGTTAATGTACTACCCGATGTTGTTGGATGAATCACCGCATATACAAACGAACCACTAGATCCGGTTGCGAATAAAATGGCGGATTTATTTACTGCTGAGTCGTATCCATCTAATCCAAGAACACGCACTACGGTTGCTCGTCCTGATTCACGGAGGTAATTCTTTACCGTAAGACCAAGGAACGATTTGTTATCAGGGGTACCAAAAATGTTTTCAAATTGTTGTTGACTTTCAACAATCGTTGGAATGAATGCTGGACCTTTTGGTGTGGGTCCAATAAATGCCCCGCCGATTTCAGAAATGCCTTGTTCTAAAAAACTAAGGTCACGTTCTTGCGTGAAAACGCCAGGACTAACAATGCGTTCTGCCATACGGAATCTCCAATATTACTTATTTCTCAGGGGTAAATACACCGGTATCGATGTCTAATGAACCTACGCCATACTTTTCCAGTAACCCATTAATTAATGATTTTTCTTTTTCTAACAAACTTTTATATGTACTAGTTTGTTCAATCAATTTATTTTCTAGTTCTTTCGTTTCTTCTTTTAAAAGATCCATTGTTAGTTTTAATTGACCAACATTAGAAATAACCGTCACTACTTGTTCTCGCAATTCTGTAACCGACGAAATTTCTTCTTCGGTTAGTTTGATTGTCTCGTTCATAAAAAACCTCGTTATTATTGATTATAATATCATCTATATCATAAATATAGGTTATTTTCGTCAAACATTGCTTTTAACGGGTTTCTGTTTCGGTAAAAGTAACTACTTTTTTAACGGAGAATCTTTCTTGTGTTGTCTGCATCAATCTACCGTGTTTATCGACCATTCGTTCTGGTAAGAGATATGCCGAAACATTCAATGTAAATGTGGTTTTTACTAAACGGTCTTTTTCCACAGGTAAACTATTATCCATTTTATATTCGTCTATTCTGGTACGGAATTTATACCGATTACGATCACCCCAGTATTCATCGTCTTCAAATGACACTTGTTCTATAAGTTTATTCATTTGTTCCATGTATTCTGTCCAAATCACACATTCGTAAGTAAGATCAAAATAATCGGGGGTGACCGTAGTAATGTATTTTTTTACGGGTTTAATCCCATTTACCGCAGCAAATCTGTCATACGGATTGTATTTATTCCATCCCGTTTCAAATGTCCGTTCCAAATACTTATTTACCGATGAATTTCTGTCTGTACTTTTCTTCATACCCGACCGACGAAGCATAATTAACGGTAATTGAATTTTACCTTTATAATCACGAAGTACACCATCTGTTTGAACGCTTTTCCATCGTTCTGGATTTCCATAAATAATAGGTACTTTAACTTGTCGATTGTCTTGTGTTACCAAAGGACGAATTCGTTGATTTAAATATTGTATAAGTGTTTCATCAATATTCATTAATGTGATGGTAATAGGAGCTGAATTGTCCCCATCAGATTTGATATCAAGTCCACGATTTTGTTCGGTATCTGGTATATCTACTCCGGAATTATACTCAGGGAGTTTGTTTGCCGTTTGATTACTGTAATCAGCCATTTGCACCTGGTTCCTCAATGTTTAGACCACTGATACGAGTTAAATGTGCATCACATAAGATAGATAACGAATTGTGCGGTTGTCCGGCAACATATTGTGTATCATTCATGTTATCAATTTCATAATAACTGTCGTCGTACTTAATAATATCACCAATTTCAGGATATACTTGTACTTCTTCTAATAATTTACGAGCAAATCTAAATTCAACAGCTTGCTCAATATCTACACCAAAACCAGATGTAGTATCTGCGATATTTTTCTTGTACTTAACCAATGATTTTAATTCAACTCCTGTGTATCGTGCTTTTTCTGTTGCTTCACCATATAAATTTACGGTGGTGGTATCCATGGAAATCTTATATAAAATAACATCCACATCCACGATGTTATTCATAATTTCCCGATTAAAATGTTGAAATAAATTAAAATCACGATCTGTTACAAAGCGTGGCATATATTATCCGATATAAATTAAAAATGGTGTTTTTTGATATATTTTTTGCATCATCTCGGCATTTTCTGCTTGTTTTTTCATTTGCGCTTGTAAACCAGTTTGTTCTAATGTTTCTCGAATTTCTTTTACGAGAATTTCTTTTTCTTCTTTACCTTCACGACGAAGTATATCACCGTCCAATTTAATAATTGCATCTGGGATTGGAATGTTTTCATATTTACTACGAATATCTCCCAATGTTTCTTTTGCTAATGCCAATGTATATTTGAATATCCATACTCTACCAATAGAATTAATAGCAGTATATGGAATGTGACTGTATGGAATATTAGAATAATCCGATACAATGTTACTAGATGGATTGTATGCACTACCCGTCGATTGCTTATCGTCCACCACCATATAATCAAACCAGACAGTTGCATTTTGTTTGAATATTGGAGAAAACCGTACAACATTATTAGATACTTCAAAATTATATTGACTTTTACGAATTACATCATTCACTTCAATTGCTTGGATACGGAGAAGATCTTCGTAAGCTGGCATCATCACGAAGGTGACCGGCGGAGAAAATCCATCAAATCCAAATTCACCCATAAGATTAGTTAATCCTAACCCCGTTGTTGCGAATGGATCATAATATCGTGCAACTGCGGATGGCATATAATGGTAAATACGACGAATTTCTATTGCCTTTCCATTTTCATATGGGTCTGCCCACAACGATTTTAAATCATATGATTGCGTACCAACTGAAGCAGAAACAAATCCTTTTTTAACTAAGACATTTCCACCAGATTGTGCTTCTGTACCATACTGGGCAGATAATTTTATTATTTGTGGTAGTGGAGATCCAATAATATTTTTTTGTGTAATTGAATTTATCGTAGACATACCTTGTAATGTTAACATATGTTCACGTGCTTGAAACTGATTAACTTGCGAACCATACGTCATTACCGCTTCTTCAAAACAAGTATATAAGATTTTATCTACTAATTCAACATCAACAACAGGATACCCAAGCCGACGAGACACATATTCTGCTGCGCGTGGAGCATCACTTTGAAACGATGCCTCATCGTCAAATATTCCAAAGGCAGTAATTCCACTGGGGTTGCTGGGGCTACCGTCATAAATTACTGGATCATCGCTCAATATGGCCATAGTAATCTCATAAATAAAAGAACTCTAAACTATAAATAGTATTAGATAAACTATAAATAATAAAAGAGGGTGACTTTTCAGCCACCCTCCGTTATTTTCCTACTTTCCTACAATTTTCCAACTATGCCACTGTTCGATTAGACAGTTTGTAATCCATCGATAAAGATTTTTCCGAAGAATTCTGGACGGACAATCTTCTTGGCGTAGCGGGTCATTACACCTCTACGTGGTGTGAAGTTGTTCGGATCATAGACCAACGGAGTCATGATGAGTGGGATATATGGAGCGTATACTGCACCAGTTTCGAGGAAGTTACTTCCGCGGAAGCCCATCAACATTATATTTTCTGTCATGTATGGGTTCTTGTAGACTGTATAACGATTTTGGAATGAACCAACCTTAGTTACACCACCTGCAAATTCCATCTTATCACCATCTGTTGCTGCCGTAAAACCAGGAATGGTTTCAAGAACTGTTGCTACAGTTGGTGAACACACTGCGAAATTAGCACCACCACGCATCGTGAGCTGATGAATCTTGTTGCTGACCTTTTGCATCTTCTGACCAAGTGTTTGGAACCAAGTCATACTAGTCCAAGCTTGGCCAGCGAGTGTTGCACTTGATACGAATGCTGAACCATTCCATACCTTACCAACTTCTGCATTCCAGAATTCACTTGTTGTTGCACTACTGATTAACATATCAAGGATTTCAAGATCAATTTCCGTTGAAATGTAATCACTTAACATTGCTGTGAGTTCTGCTTCTGCATCAACTGAATGGTATGCGTTCAAGTCTTGTGCAAGTTCTGGTGACCAGACTGCCTTCAACTTACGGGTCTTAGCAACGATTGTTTCTGAACGGAGTTCCAAATCAATCTGTGGAATGTTTAGATTACTTACTGAATCATCACGATCTTCAAAGTCACCACGAGTGGTTTCTGTTGGTTGCTTACTAAAGTCAACTGCGGTGATTGTTGCGGTCGCGGCTGCTGAACCACTGAAGATGAATATAACACTTGATCCATCATACTTAGTAAATTCTGGAAGTTGTGCACCTGTAAGCGCTGATGTTGCACGGAATGAACGCACTGCTGTGAAATCCGCGTTTGAGAAACTTACTGCTGGAACAGAGAACTTGAAGAATGATGTAAATGACGATGAGAAATCACTATTGTAATTTACATCACCGTATGAAGTTACGGAGGATGATCCAATTGCCGGAGCAAGTGTTAATGTATTCTCGTTTACTGAGTATGCATATTCACCAGCACCGTAGAAACCACCACGCGGAAGTGTACCCGAACCGGAGGTAGTGCCATAAAGTGAACCACCCGCGGTCTTACCATTTACTGAACTTGCGTACTTGAAATCCATGAAGAATACCAAACCAGCTGGTAAGTTCATTGGTTGTACGGATACGAAATTCTTTGATGCAATTGAACCAAAGACCTTACGGACTAAGGGAAGTGCAACACCGGCCCAGTTTTCACCAGCGGTACCTGTACCGCCTGGGTTTGTTGTTGTTGCTTCCGAAAGAAGTTGTTGTGCTTGATTTTCAAGCATTACTGCCATGCCTTGTTTTTCGTGGCCAGCCAAACCTTCAAGAAGGCCTGACTTGTCCCACTTACCAGCCAATTGGCGTGTCTTTTCGACTACGACTCTATGCGCTGAACCGGCATCATCTAAAAATTGTTGTACATTTGCCATTGTTGTATTCTCCTAAAAGATTATAAAATTCCTGCTAATTGTTGTAAACGCTTTGCAACTGAGTTTTCTTCTAAGATTTCTTTCTTAGGAGCCGTACTCTTGGTTGGCTTACTTGCCAAACCTTCAGTTACAATTTTTGTTGACTTACGACTAGTCATTGCCTTAGCTGTTGAGTTAAGGGTTTCAACTAATGTCGTATAGACAATCTTAACTTCGCGTACTGTAGTTGCACGGTCAAAATTTTCTACAATAGCGATCTTTTGTTCGTTCGTTAAACGATCATTACGGAATAACTTGTTTGTGAACAAAAGTTTTGCATTAAGAAGGTTTACTTCGTGTAGCTTGCCTCGTAGGAGTTGTACAGCCTTACGATATTCTGCAAGTTCAGTTTGAAGTGCTTCCATCTGAGCCATTATTGATGCGTTATCTTGGTGATCTTCTTCACCTTCTTGATTACCATCGGCTTCTAATTCACGGAGAATTGCTTCTAAATCTAATTCTTCTTCTCCACCTTCTTCTTGTCCCTTCATTTCTGGTACTTGGAATCCATGAGCCTGTTGACCCTTCATAGGATCAACCATTTCGTCTTCTTCTGTACCCATTGGAGCATTTGCTGAAGCGGTTGGCTTGTCGTCACCCGTTTTCTGCATTGTCATTGTGTGCTTCATTCCTGCTGCTGGCGGGGTTTGTTCCTTTGTAGTTGTATCTACCATCGAATCATCATCTTCCGAATCTTCTTCGTCCCCTTCTTCCTCGTCTTCCTTCTTTTCACCGAGGATATCGTCTTCTAATTCCTTGATTATTTCATCTAGATCGAAATCCGAAGCTGACCAATCGTCGTACCAATCCTTCGTCGAATCACCATGACCTTCACCCCCTTGGTCGATATCTGAAGAATCAAATGCATCTACCGATGGTTCCTTATTATCACCAGTTCCAATGACTGATGTATCTACTGGACTCGTACCACCGACTGCTGTTGCGTCCTGGAACGGTTGTTCCTTTGCTGCTTCTGTTTCCATTGTACCTTCATTTCCCATTGTCTTGCCTTCTTCCTCTTCTTCTTCGTATGCTTCTGCACGAAGACGACGAGCTAGCATCGACTTAATTTGAGGTGTAAATGTTTCTTCTAAAGCAATTTTTGCATTAGCGATAGCAGTTTGACGAACTGCTTCTGCATCTGCGATTGCATCCTTTAGAAGTTGGTTTGTAATTTGTGCCATATCAACTTTCTCCATGAAAACAACTATTAATAGTCATTATTAGGTTATAAACAATCAAATACTACAAAACACCTCAAATAAAGGTGTACTAATAATATATAGTGTTATTAATTCAAAAAATGTTATTTTTACCATTCCGAATTATTTTTCTTTTCTATTTTCTTCTGTTCCCTAATTCTACGGCGGAGCGCTTCTTGTTGTTTTAAAATTTTTTTCTTTGACCGCTTTACATAAAATTCACGGCGTTTGACTTCATTAATAATTTCTGATTTTTTAACTATCTTGGAAAATTGGCGTAACGCCTTCTCCAGTTCAACCAATCCTTCCCCTCGTACTTCTACATGCATACAGCCTCCATTATTTCATATTTTTTTTAATGTATACCATCGCAGCCTGTTTTGCGGCTGAGTCCTGTGAATATCCAAGTGCAGTTTTTATTAAAATATCATTTCCGGTTTGTGGATTTTTTACTTTGTGTCGTAATAAATCCTTCAACTGTGATTGTTTTGTCAAAGGTTCACCAGTTTTTTGATTATCTGGTTCTTCAACTTGTCGTATAATAAGTTTTATTTTTGGGTATTTATCTATCAATGTCTGTACTGCTTTAACATTTTTTGGTGCATCGTCTACAAACGCAACTCGTGTAAATCCATCTTTGATATGTTTTTCTATATATCGTGCCTTGTCCATAGGATCACTACTACCCAGTGCGGCAATGGTAACACCGGAAGTAATCCCATTATTTTTAAGAAATTGTGCAATGGGTCTGGTGTGTCCACGAGCGGTCAATACTACTACCTTGTCTGCCTTTTTTTCGGCAAGAACTCGTTGTAATAATCCTAAATATTTTTTAATAGGACGAGGATTTTTCAACTGTTCAAATTCGGAAAAATCAAAAGTATCACCATCTTGTTTTTCATATGCTGCGTATTCGGCGGGTGATATTGTTCGTCGTTTCCCGTCCTTATTAATAACAGTAACCCTAGCGTCTGTATGCACTAGGGTATCATCAAAATCGGTAGCATATAATGTTTTTTCACGTGCCATACTTATCTCGTTATTAATTTATATGCCGTTGCCACCATTTTTTCGGTTGGAAGTTCCAACATTTTCTTGCGATTATCCAATGACAATGTACGCAATACTTTGGTTAATAACGCAGCAGTATATACATCTACGGTGACACCATCGATGTCAGCGGCTCGTTTATCTTTTACAATAGAGAATATTTTATTTTGCTTTACACTATAATCTTCACTGGTAAAATCTACACGATGCGGATCATTTGAAATATGTGGTTGAGAAGATGTTGCTGGTGGAAAATCTGGTGTTATACTAGTATCTGTCGTACCAATGGTTTCTTCAACACCGCCACTTGGAATGGTATCAATCGATTGCTGACCAAATGGTTGTGCACCTGTGTCCGTGTCATCCCCGTGTTGTGCGCCGGCATTAATATCTTGTTTTAACAATTCCGCGATTTTCTTTGGAAGATCTTTTATTGGAGTTGTTGCATACTTTTTCACATCACCATGCGACATTGTGTTTGCTAATTTACGAGCAACAGGACTAAACTTTTTGGGATTGGCCTTACCTTTTTGTATAGCATGTACAATTCCAAACAATTTTTGTTGTGCCTTTGATATTGCTGGCATTTCACTTCTCCAAATAGATTTCTGGGTGTTTGTATCGAAACTGCCGCATTAAGCTACCTGCTAGTGCATTGGCTTCATTTTCCATTGATGACCCATCACGACCATCGGCGTTTTTACCTTGTTCTCGTTGTTTATGATGTACCAATTCGTGACACAATGTACGGCATACATCAGCAACATGTCGTGATCCACCATAAATATAAATTTCATTTGTTTCGGTATTATATACACCAAAACTTAAATGTTCCTCAGTAAAACTGACATTGTTAACAATAACAATTTTTCGTGGCAACGATTGCAAATCTAATTGCGTTGCCACGAATTTTACAGTTTCATTTAAGAAAAATTTATCTTGCGAATTCATGTATTATAAATTTTTCTTTTTACGACCGGCTGTCTTTTTTACTTTTGCTACGGTCTTCTTTGCCTTGATTTTTGCAGATTCCACAACTTGTTTTGTTTCCGCAACAACTACTTTAGCTTCTGCCGCAACAGTTGTTGCTACTGTCTTAACATCTTCTAAATTTACTTTACCATCGTTATTGACATCTACGATATCAGTAATTTTTTTGATCGGACGAGCAAATGTTTCTTTGTTGTTAGTATACACCCAAAAAGCAATTGCACCACCGATTCCCAATAAACCTAATGTTATTAACATAAACACTCCTTTAAATTATTTAAGTTCACCCAAAAAATCATAAATTAAACTATCAATACGAGAATATGGTGTTATGATTTGACCACCGGTATTTTCGTTAATAAACGCACCGTGCGTTGATGGGTTACTTACGATATCAAAACAAATTAAATTAAAATCATCTTGTACTTCTACTTCATTTTCACCAATTTGTTTTACGGAACCCATACCACGAGAAGAGACACCCAACCGAATATTGTTTTTAATTAGTTCACGAACAATATTTCCAGATGGAGTAGAAAGAATTTCCATATTTCCTTTTACATCATGTCCTTCAAACCACATCTCTGTGACATTACAACAAACATTCTTTAAATTAACCACAGCACTTTCTGGATGATCTAATTCACCCAGTGCTCTTCTCTGCGCAACAAAGTTGTTTTTGTAAGCTGCTGCTTCACGGGCCAAAATTTCTTTTGGATAAATTCTTCCATTTTGATTTTTAATTTCGGCACGTTGTAATATCACATCTTTTAAAATCAATGGTTTTGTTATATCAGCTGCTTCTGTTAACAGCGACATGTCATACGAGATGACATTGTATTCTACAAGTAATGACTGCATATTATTGCCCACGAATTTCACGAATCCGAGTTGCGATATTCAACAATCGTGATTCTAGTTTGATTAGACCTTGTTGGGTACGCTTCCATAACTGTTCACTTGCAATACCCGATTCATTTTTTAGTCGTGCATTAATTTTCAATGCGCGTTCAACTTCGTATAAACTTTTATTTAATTCAGAAATTGCTTTAGCAATTTTTTGATGAGGAGTGGCAGTTGGATCATTCTTATATTTATAATACCTATTTTCTGATAGCTCGTTTTTGACAGTTTCCATTTTATCTGCTGGACTATTTATTTCTTTTTCTCCACGAGGAGTTAATTTAAATCCCGTTGTATCTGTCGCAATGTGCTTTGCACGTGTAATTTGTTTTTGTTTATTACCACGAAATGCATATGGGGTTAAATACCCAGCTACGGATCCTGTTGTGGTCGCTTCCTCCAATTCTTGCTTAATAATTTGACGAATAACTTCACGAAAGCGTTGTTGTTGTTCCATAATTAACTCTTTAAAGTGTCTAATGTCTTGGTAATTTCCAAGGCAATTAACAATGAAGTCATGTGATTTTCTTTGATGATGTTGGCATTGGCGATGCGTTCTAATTGAGTTATAACTTCAGAAAGTTTAATGCGAGTAATCGTGTTATCAACTTTAACAACTTTGGATTTTAATTCTTTAATAAGAACTTCTGCTTCCTTGGTTGCATATTTTTTAAGTTGTTCAGTATTTGATACATTGTAAATATATTCACGAAGTAGATTCTTTTGTCTATCGTTTAATTCTGCGTATTTTTCATTAAATTTTTCAATTAAAATACGATATGATAATAAGCGTAAATCTTCTTCTTGTCCTTTAATAGTTTCAAACAACTGTACATCATTTTTACTTTCTTTATTAGTAAGATTACCAGTGAGGTGTTCTACCATAGTGAATTTTGCAGACACTAAACTTTCAATTTCTGTATAATCTGTCAATTCGTTAATCACTCCATCAAATACTTTGTATACCGATGCGTATACTTTATACGACGGAATACGTGCATTGAGGAAATCTTTCAAATCATAATGATTTTTAATTTCCTTTATTAAGTTGTATTTTTGAGTGTTTAACAGATGTTCATTTAATTTTTTCCGTTGGTCGGTAATTATACCAATTAAATGAAATGCTTTTTCTTCACTCATTTGTTGCACATTAAAAACTGCCCGATACAAAAGTAATTCCTTCCCCAATTCTGTCTTGGAATTAAAAAACTCTCGCATGAGTTTAACCGCTGTATCATTATTGCGGTTTTCTAGTGCGTCGGAGGTAATTTTACGAACCAATAGTTCGAAAAGAATACCTGTATTACGAATTTTGTTGTGCTTGACGTTTGATTTCATATGTATTCCGTTTTGTGACATATTATACCGTCATATATTAAATATAACGAATAGTTATAAGATTTTAGTTTTCTAGCCCCAAAATGTTATTTTCATCTAAAAAAGAACCTGTTGGCGTTGTATTTTCCAACAAAACCGAATTTTTTGTTTTATTTAACGATCCTTTGTCCAACCACTGTTGCATTTCCAATGTCAATGGTGATTTTCGTTTATCGTTTCGTCGTTTACCTACAGTCAACGAATCCATATTTTCTTTATGTCCCAAAGGATCACGCCCCCGTGGATGACTATCTTGCCCATAGGACACACCCTTCTTGGGTCTGCCCATGTTAGCCTCCTCCAAATCAACATCTTCCAATTCACTTTCTTCGTCGGATTGGTCTAATGACGCTAGGATACTGTCTACATCGTCAACTTGTTGCTGTTCTATATCTTCTGGTTCGGGTTGCTCTTCTTCCCCACCGGTAGCCACTTGTTGTGGTTCTTGTGGTTGTTCCAACTTAGTTAATTCCATAACTCGCTTTACATCCTCTACAACTTTTGATCGTTGCGTACTAACATCATCTTCTGACATTTCAAAAATATGATGATATACCCAATCTTGTGAAATTAATTTAGTTCCAATAAGATCATTTGCCACTGCAACCTTTTCTTTCCACAAGTTCAATTTTTCTTGTTCATACACAATGGATGGTGAAGTTAAACTTAATTCAAAATCAATCAATTCTTCGTCACGGAATCCTTGAATGTATAAATGAATTATAGCAATCTTTGTTAACTCCGACACCATAATACGCTGAATTCGTTCGATGGTACGAGCAAACCGTACATCTTGTGCTGCTAATGTCGCCTTACCACTTATACCCTCTTCGTATCCCATAAACGCCTTCGGTACTTTAAAGGCAGCCAATAGTTTGTTACGGAGATATTCAATGTCTTCAATCGCATTAAATTGCAACCCAGGAAGATTTTGAATATCGGTACCAGAATCTTTCCCTCGAACAGGAAGATAAAAATCTTCCGTAATGTTCATCATATTATATCGAAGATTGTAATCACCGGTCGTTGGATCTACCAATGGAGTTTTTTTCATACGATCCATGATACGATTCATGAAGGTATCAATTTCTGCCGGCGGGATATTACCGATATCGACCAAAATCTTACGCTTGTCTGGTGCTCGCATGATACGATGGATTAACATTGCATCTTCCATGAGTTGCAATTGCTTCCATACACGGCGACCACCTTCGATCATGGCTTTACCATACGGAAGGAAATTCGTGTCCGCTAATAAACGGAAATGTGCTACTTCAAAACTTTCAAAATCTTTCTTACCTAATAGCAAGAAATCATTTTCAATTTTAAATCGCACACTGAATGGTTGATCGGGTTGTTCACCCTCAATACGGATGGTTTCGTATACCGATAATGGTACTGCATTAACCACTCCGTATTCTTGATCCAAGTCCAAATATAAAAAGAAATCTCCGTACTTTGCCATGTTACGAATCCATGGCCAAAGATTAAATTCAATATTTAAAATGTCATAAAATAAATTATGGAGAATATCTTGAACTTGTTGATTTTTTGATTTAATACTTAGAATTTGTCCAAACTCATCTTTAATAGTACTTTCATCAGCATAAATGTCTAATACCGACGAGATAATAGGATCATTATCCATCATATCATAATCACGGAATAACTGTAATCGTGATCCCTGAAATGCGGCCGCTGCTTCATATCTACCGTGCGAAGAACCATATCCTCCGGTACCCGATGAGTACACGCGATGATATCTATCAACTCCACGCCGATTAACAAAGCTTTGTATGTTGTCAGTATCAGCTATTTTTAATTTTTTTCCTCCAACATTACGAACAATGGTACTGGTGGAAAAAAGTTTTTTAAGCCTAGTAAATAAAGATGTGTCGGACATATTACCTCAATTAATTAAGAAGACACGACTCACCGATAGCGGCAACTGTCATTTCTGCTAGGTGAGTGTTGGGATTATCCTTGCCCGTTTTAATAATTTCATTTAACTTGGTGATCAATGTTTGTGCAACACTATCAACTTCTTCTTTAAAGCATGCTTCAAATTGTTCATAGTTGAAAAATCCATATTGCATTTTATTTACTTTGGCAACACCTTCTAACAGTGTTGCATATAATTCAGTAATGGACTTCTGTTGTTCCGTCGTCAATGTTGGTATCAACTTTTCCATTAATGTATCGATACGACCTGTGCTGACGCGTCGTTCTGGAAGTTGATAATTTTCCATTAAAATATTTTTTAACTTAATCATTTTATTATTTCTCCTTGTTCAATACGGTATGCATTTTCTTGACATATCACCACTTACTGCATGACCAGTATCTTGCACTGGTTCTATCCTTTGCCGTAGCACAATTGTGACGAGCACGGAATGCTTTACGACGAGAGGGGATATTTTTCTTAATCTTCATTGTCTTTTCACCACGGCGTTTTGCCGAAGTACCACCATGACCAAAATTAACTTTTTTAATATTACCACTACTTGGATCACGAACAAACACTTTGAATTTTTTTACATCTCCTCTCATTGGCTTTCCAAGAGAAACCTTACGACCACGATATTCAGCTTCTCCTAATTGTTCTGGATGTTTACCTTGTAATACTTCAATTAAACACTCGGTACAATAATCTTCGGTGTCTAATTCCGTATCAGTATTTTCGGAGCCAAACATTCCTCGTTCACGGTCATGTTCTGTGTCAGGTTTTACATCCATATCGGAAGTTACTTCTGATTCTGGTCTGGTATATAATTCTTTTACAGGAACACAGTTAGGAACCATTTTACCATTTAATTCCTTCATACCTACTTGCTTATATCCATCCCAACAAGATTCGTATAGAATATCTGTTAATCTAACCATACTCGTTCCCAAAGTCAAGAGTTTTATTTCTTTTTAAAGGTAGAAACCATCGTTGGTTTTCCACCTGTATTTCCTGCTTTTCTTTTTCTCGTAATAGCTGATCGTTTCTCTGACTTTGACATAGCTGCGGCTGATCGTGCAGGACGGCATTTTGGATATTTCGCTGATCCGCCCTTCCGTTCTTTTTTACCAGCGGATGCACCGCACGGAGGATGCTTACCAGTTTTCGGGTCGGTACGAGAAATATCTACCCATTTTTGTTTTAACCACTTACCGAGGTTACCTTTGGGTATATATTTCTCATCTAAGATAATATCCATTAATAAAATCATTTAAGAAAGCGCAACTTGTAAATGGTGGAATTAACCAATGCCAAAATTTCGTCTACAATGTTATTCAAATCACTTTCTTGTGGTAATGATTGTCTGTTCATATCAACAAATTTTTGTAATGCCATAAAATATTTTAATACTTGATCATCACCTTCCAAAAACTGATTTGTTGGTTGGTAT